ATCTGGTGTGTCTGCCCTTGAGCGTGAGCAAATGTTATGGCGCATTGCGCTTAACAGTGAAGAATTTAATCCGCGTACTTCTATAGCCGCGATTAGTGAAATGAACAAAATGAAGATTGACCATGCCGCCGCGCAAGAAAAGAGTAAGCAAAATACGCTACTGGCAAGTCAGCCGCAGGTTATTATACAATTAGCAGATGCGCGCTTGTTGCCTACTGCATTGGATGAACAAAAATGAACTTGTTTGACCACTTAGGCGGCGCAGCAGCAGAATTGCAGAAAAATCAAGCAATTGTGCTTGACTACCAACCCCGCGAACAGTTTTTAGACTTTCATCAGCGCAACGAACGATTCGCCGCTATGGTGGTGCATCGTAGAGCAGGCAAAACGGTTGCTGCAATACACGACATTGTTATAAAAGCATTGCGTACTACTAAAAAACAGCCAAGATATGCCTATGTAGCGCCGTTTTATTCGCAAGCCAAGTCGATTGCTTGGACTTATTTAAAAGATGCTGTACGAGGATTTGCCCTTGAAATGCGAGAATCAGAATTATCGGTTACGCTCCCTAACGGTTCGGTTATTCGTCTTTTTGGCGCAGATAACCCTGATACCCTTCGTGGTCTTTATTTTGACGGTATTGTTCTTGATGAATTTGGTGATTTTCGTCCTAAGTTATACGGAGAAGTTATTCTCCCGACTATTGCAGATCGCCAAGGGTGGCTACTGGCGATTGGTACGCCGAAAGGTAAAAACAACGCCTTCTATCAAATCTGCCAACGCGCGAAGTACTCAGAAGCGTGGTATTTCAAAGAATTAAAGGCGTCAACGTCTGGCTTACTCCCGCAATCTGAACTTGACCTTATGCGCGAACAAATGTCACCTGAGCAGTACGACCAAGAGTTTGAGATAAGTTTCAGTGCTGCGCTAATTGGTACTTATTATTCAACGCAGATAAATATGATGGAGAAAGAAGGGCGTATTGATAAGAAATACGATTACGACCCCAACTTCCCTGTTTACACGGCGTCAGACATTGGTATAACCGATTCAACGGTGTTTTGGTTTTGGCAACAAAGACCTGACGGCATATGCGTGTTTGATATGGAGCATTCAAACGGACAGCCAATACAGTATTATACTGATATGTTAAAGCATAAGCCGTATGAGTACGAAACGGTATGGCTACCCCACGATGCGCGCGCTAAATCTTTGCAAACCGGTAAATCTACCGTAGAGCAGGTGTTGTCAGCAGGTTTTCCATGCCAAGTAGTGCCAATGCTAAAGGTGCAACATGGGATAGATGCGGTACGTGCTACCTTTCCTAATATTTACATGAACCCGCGCGTAGAATACGGTATAGAAGCCCTAAGAGTTTACCGGCGCAAATATGACGAAGTAAACAAAGTGTTTCTTGATAAACCCTTGCATGATTGGGCGAGTGACTTTGCCGACGCATTCAGGTATATGTGCTTAGTTGCGAATGCTAAAAACCCAACGGTAGTAGCGCAACAAGAGCGTGTTGTAGTAAAGGCTAAAAAGCATACACTTGGTGAACTTTTTGAAGATAACGAGCGTTCGACCAAAGGGTCGGCAGCAAGCATGAGGATTTAACAGTGAAAGATGATTACGAAGTACCTAACGAAAACGAAAATAGTAGTTACAGCAATGACGAGACTGAAAGCGATTATAAACACGACGGCAATTATTGGAACGATGAAATAAAGGCGTCAGAAAAACGGTTATCAAACTGGCACAAAACGGCAGATAGAATAGTTGACCGCTTTAAAGCAGAAGAACCCGCAAGCGGTAACTCTAACGACAAGATGCGTTTAAACTTGTTCTACTCCAACGTAGAAACGCTGCAATCAATGCTGTATGGCTCAGTTCCTAAAATAGACGTAAGCCGCCGGTATGCAGACGCATCAGATGATATTAGCCGAGTCGCAGCAGAAATAATGCAGCGCATGCTAAACGAGGACGTACAAGTCAACGGTAAAGAGATAGACAACGTATTGCGCTCTGCATTGCAAGACCGTTTACTCGCAGGCTTAGGCGTAGCAAAAGTGCGATACACCTTTGATACTGACACTGACGAAGAAGGGTTTGAAACTGCGACTAACGAAAAAGTGCCAATTGACTACTACTATTGGGGCGACGTACTTTGGGGATGGGCGCGTAACTTTTCCGACCTTCCTTGGATTGGGTTTAGAAACTACTTATCTAAGCAAGAAGCACAAAACCGATTTGGCGAGGACATAGCCAAAACTTTAGAGTACAACGTGCGAACCGCTAACATTAGCGAAGATGCAACTAACGAAGATGAAAAGTCAGAAACTAAGCAGTGCGAAGTATGGGAAATATGGTGTCTAGTAGAGCGCAAGGTTTACTGGTTTAACAAGCATACTAAAAAGATACTAGAAACAAAAGATGATCCATTGCAGCTAAAAGGATTCTATCCTTGCGCGCCGTTCTTAATGGCAAATCCAACGACTAAGCTATATATGCCTACGCCAGATTTTAAAATGGCAGAAGATTTATATAACGAAATCGACCTACTACAAACGCGTATCAGCATACTTACCGAAGCGGTAAAGGCAGTTGGTGTTTATGACAAAAGTGCCGACGGTGTGCAGCGCATGTTTAACGAGGGTAGTGATAATACGCTAATACCGGTTGATTCATGGGCAGCGTTTAGCGAAAAAGGTGGGTTACAGGGTGCAGTTAACTGGATGCCGGTTGATGCAATTACTAATGCTATAGACCGTTTAACCATGCTTAGAAATGATTCTATTTCATTGTTGCAGCAAGTTACCGGCATGGCAGACGTTATGCGCGGAGAGTTGCAAAACCAATACGAAGGCGTAGGACAAACAAAGCAAAAAGCTAAGTTTGGATCAGTCAGGGTACAAGCCTTGCAACAGCAGTTTGCACAGTTTGCTAGTGACTTGATGGAGTTAAAAGCAGAAGTTATCGGGCGGTTTTTCTCGCCTGAAACTATTATGCGCAGGTCTAACATGCTAACCAGTTTTGATGCAGAGTTGGTACCGCAAGCCATTGAACTTATAAAGCAGCCAGATTTGTCTAACCTATCTATTGTTATCCGTCCTGAATCGGTTGCTATGATTGACTATGGCGAAATGCGTTCAGAGCGCATGGAGTATTTAGAAGGGTTATCGCAGTTTATGTCAGCAGTTACGCCTATGATACAGCAACGTCCTGAATCAGAGCCGTTCGTGTTGCAGCTAATGCAATGGGGGCTTGCAGGTTTTAAAGGGTCACAGCAGATTGAGTCACTACTAGATAGAACTATCGAAGCGTCACAAAAACAGCAAGAGGACTCACAAGGTGAGCCGTCGCCAGAACAGCAAGCCGCGCAGATGCAGCAGCAGCTTGCACAAGCAAACTTGCAAGCAGAAATGCAGAAGATACAAGCCAAGGCACAAGCTGATATGCAAGTACGTCAACAAGATATGCAAGCAGACATTCAGACAGCCGAACGTCAGCATGTGTTTAGAATGCAAGAAATTGAAGCAAATGCTATGGCTAAACAAATGGAGAACGAGCAAAAACATCAGTCTCGCATAACCGAACAGGTCAATGATGCAGAAGCTAACATCGCGCAAGGTAATGCAGCAGCAGAAGCCGAGTTTGCTAAAACCGAGTTTAAAACTGCGGCTGATTTGCAAAAGTTAGTAGCCAAGTCGCAGCTTGACGCCGAAGCAAGTAGAAGGAAGTTTAACCAAAATGACAATTAAAAGCCGTTCAAACAGTAAACAATTCAATGACAATTTTGAGCGTATTTTCGGTGCGGAAAAAGAGCGTAAAGCCAAAGCCGTTATTGAAAAGCAAGACTTTGAAAAAAATTGGGCAGATTATGAACTGGCTACGCGTTTAAACGCGTCAGCCACAGTGCAAAAAAGTATAGAACCGTTTAAATCACCTATTGACGGTTCGGTCATTTCTTGTCGATCACAACTACGTGCGCACAATAAGAAACACGGCGTGACTGACATACGCGATTACGGCGAGCAACATTTTGCTAGTCGCGGAAAGGAAATGGGTAAAGAAAAAATAGGCGACACCCCGCAAGCAAAACGCGAGCGACAGCAGTTAATTGAACATAACCTATATAAGTTTGGGGTATTAAAATGAGTGAGTTAAGAAAAGCACTAGAGCAAGCAATGTCAAGCAGCGACAAAGACCTTGATGAAAACGAAGATGAAAACAGCACGTCGGTAATTGATCCACCAGAGGATTATAATAGCGATACAAGCGAATATACTGACGACAGCGACAATGACGACAACAGCGATAACGACGTTGACGACGACAATGACAACGGTGAAGAAGATAAAACTGGCGAAGCACCCAAGGGCAAGCAAGCAGACACAAGCAGTAAAGTCGAAAAGCCGCCGGTTGGATGGACGCCAGAAAGTCGGGAGCATTGGGGTAAGTTACCCCAAAATGTACGACAACAGATTAGCAAGCGCGAGGTCGAAGTCAACAAGTTATTGCAAGACACCGCAGATGCTAGACGTTTACACCAAGAATTTGGTAAGACAGTAGAACCGTATCGTGCGCTAATGGCTTCACAAGGCGTAAGTAATCCACTAGAAGCGGTAAATGGTTTATTAGAAACCGCCGCCGCATTGTCTATGGGTAACGCAAATCAAAAAGCGGTTCGCCTAGCAGGGTTAATAAAGCATTACGGCATTGATATTGAAACGCTAGACGGCATTTTAGCGGGTGAAGAACCGCAGCAAAGCCAAGGTAGTAAAAACTCAGATATTGAGAATATGATTAATCAGCGCCTTGCACCGTATGAGCAAGACCGTCAACGTCAGCAGCAAGAGCAGCAATATCAAGTAAGACAACGTGCTGCAATTAGTGTAAATCAAGTGTCGCAAAAAGAGTTTTTTAACGATGTTCGCATGGATATGGCAGACATTGTAGAAATGGCAACTAAGCGCGGGCAAAGTATAACGATGGAGCAAGCATACGACAAAGCCTTGCAATTTAACCCAGAAGTACAGCGCGTAATGCGCGGACGTAAATCTAACCAAGATAATAGTAGCAGGCATAACGCAGCGTCAGGAATACGCGGAAACAGAAGCGGGATACCTAATGGCAACGATAATTTAGACCTGCGCAATCAGCTAGAAGCTAATTGGAATAATAGCGCATCAGGTAGGACTTGACATCGTTTAAACAACGTAATACGCTAGGGTTAAGATAAAACCAGAAATAGACGCTTTACTGCCACCTGCAAAGGACAGTCCAATAGGTCTCAATTTCGGTTTAAACGCCCTAGCTTTTCGCCCACTCGCAAGAGAGCGACATAACAGTTCAGGCACATAAGACCCTAATTTTAACTTACTTGGAGAGCTAATCATGGCTTTTGCAAACCCAAACATCAGCGACATAATGGCAACTACGATTGTAAACCGTAGTAAGAAAATTGCCGACAACGTATCAAACAACAACGCGCTACTTGCCCGCCTTAAAAAGTCAGGCAAAATTAAGCCGGTTTCCGGCGGTACTTATATCATGCAAGAGTTATCTTTTGCAGAGAATAACAACGCAGGTTGGTATTCAGGGTATGACATACTACCTACTGGTGTAACTGACGTATTGTCAGCCGCACAGTTTGATTGGAAACAAGCCGCAGTACCAGTTGTTATTTCTGGCTTAGAGCAGCTACAAAACTCAGGTAAAGAAGCCATGATTGATCTCATGGAATCACGCTTGTCAGTAGCAGAAAAAACACTTGCTAACCTAATCACTGGCGGTCTTTATTCAGACGGCACAGGCGCAGGCGGTAAGCAGATTGACGGCTTAGACGCCGCAGTACCACTTGACCCAACAGCCGCGCCTTATGGCGGTATTGATGGTGATACTTTTGCTTTCTGGCGTAACGCAGTAAGCGATCAAACAGCCGCTAACGGTCTTGATCCTACTAAGATACAAGCGTATTGGAACATTCTTTGGTCGCAGCTAGTACGCGGTCAAGAACGCCCCGACCTTATTATGGCAGATACGCAAGTATGGAACGCGTATATCGCGTCGCTACAAGCACAGCAACGCTTTACTAACACGCAATCCGCAGACGCAGGGTTTATGTCAGTTAAGTTTATGGATTCTGACGTAGTATTAGACGGCGGTATTTACAATGGCTCAAGCGGCTCAGGTGCGCCAACTGGTACTGCGTATTTCTTAAACACAGACTACTTGCACTACCGTCCACACGCGCAGCGTAACATGGTGGCTTTATCGCCTAACCGCAGATACGCAACTAACCAAGATGCAGAAGTTCAAATCATCGGTTGGGCGGGTAACATGACTTGTTCTGGTCGCCAGTTCCAAGGTCGTTATGATGCTAACGGTACTTAATTTAAGCACTGTTTAAACATCATTAAAGCCCTGTTGCGCTATCGCGGCGGGGTTTTTTTACATCAATATTAGGAGATTTAATCATGGCTACAAACTTACCAGTTTTTAGTTTAAACCCTGCGGCAGTTAGTGCTAGAAGTTCGCAAGTATACACAGATGCTTTTGTCGGCGGTATGAACAGAGGGTCAAGTGCGGGTAATTTAGGTGCTAACACAGGCGCTAAAAACCCTAAGCCGCAAGACTTTTCTCGCATACAAGCAACTGCACCGCAAAAGACGCAGCATATAGGCGGTAGCGGCTTAGGCGCGGGTACTGCTACCGATTTTGACCTTAACTTAATCAATGGCGCAGACGTAAACAATGAGATTGCTTTTGTTAAAGCGGTTGCTACGGTTGCGGTCGATGGGGTTATTAATTCCGCAACTGGCGCGGTAAACCGTACTGGCGTTCAAATGGTCGCAAACGATTGGGCATGGGGTGAAATACCAGTAGCATAGTTACTGCAAGTGCCCCAACTTTTGTTGGGGTTACTTTTCATTAACACATAGTATTGATGTTTAAGCGTAGTACGCATATACTGTAAATTCGTTTAAACAGGAGTATTACAAATGCAACAAGCAGATTTCGACCATACTTTATTTGAAAGTGGAAATAACAAAGGCGACGAGTCGCTACTTGTTAAATTTTTTCATAAAACAATGCCAGACAAAGAAGCGTCGGCGCAAGAAAACAGGGCTATTTTTAAAGAGGTAGAATACGTAGATATTCGCGTCGCAGGTAGCCGTAGTTCTCACGTATGTAGACCCGCGCGACCACATGACATTTCACGTTTTCCTAGGCATTACGATGCGTTTAAACAACGCAAAGAAATACCGCTAGAGGGTACTCCGCTAGTAGAATGGGCTTTAATTAGTCGTTCACAAGCCGAAGAATTATCTTTTGCAAATGTTAAAACAGTTGAACAGTTAGCAGCAATGGCAGATAATTTTGCAAGCCAACGCATGGGCGGCTATGATTTAAAAGCCAAAGCAGTTAAGTGGTTGGAAACCGCCAAAGAAAACAGCATACCCATTGCAATGAAAGAAAAGCTAGACGAAGCCGAAAAAAGAGCAAACAAAGCCGAAGAAAGAGCAAACGCGCTAGAAGCCAGTTTGCAGCAGTTGGAAGTAAAACTTCATAGTCTTAGTCCTTCTCCGCGTATGGACGAAGAAGATGAAAAAGATACGGCTTTCGAGCCAGTACCATTGGATGCAGTTACCATACCGCGTAAAAGACGCGTTACTAAGGGTTAATACATGACAACTCAGACTTCGGAAACAGCTAACGAAATACTTAATACGGTTGCCGCCGAAGTCGGGTTAACTCCGTCGGTAGACGCCTACGCAGACCAAGACGCTAACTTTGTGCAAATGCGCACACTGCTAAACACTTCTATAAAGCAATTGGTTAGGTCATACAATTGGGAGTTTTTGGTAAAAGAACATACTATTTCAGTAACCGCAGGCGGCGCAAGTGAATTTTCACTACCTGACGATTTTATGCGCATGATAGATCAAACAGGGTGGGAGCGTTTAAACAGAAACCCGCTACAGTCATTATCCGCGCAAGAGTGGCAATACTTAAAAGGGCGTGATTTAGTTTCAGAAACCGTTTACGCCAAGTTTAGGCTACAACAGGGTAAGTTTACTATTTACCCATCACCGCCAAGTTCTAATTTAGAAATTGCCTTTGAGTACATTTCAAATTTATCAGTTATAAATACAAGCAGCGTACCTGCGCGCCAAGTAACGCAAAGTGGCGATATACCGCTATTTGATGCTTACTTACTTTCTCGCATGGTAAAGGTAAGGTTTTTACAGGGTAAAGGATTAGACTCAAGCGACGCCGAAGTAGACCTTGTGGAAGCATACGACCAGATAACCGCAGCAGATAAAAGCGCACCTATTCTTAATGCCGGTCGCGGTAGGATAGGCGTACCATTACTAAATTCATTCAGTACGAGCGATACAAATTTTGGCTCTTAGACGAGGGTTAATCAACCGGCAGCCGAAAGGTAATGCCCAATCCACTACGGTACGCGCAGCGCACGGTGGTATGGATGGTCGCGTTAGTTTAGCAGACTACAATCCCAACGTAGCCATATATACGTACAACTTGATTGCTGACGAATACGGTATGAAAGTGCGTAAAGGATACGCGGAATACTGCATAGGATTAGATAGAGAATTAAATACATTAGCAGGCGTTAAAACACTAATACCCTTTGTTGCCACCACTGGTAATGTAGTTGATGATAGATTGTTTGCGGTCACTAACGAGGGTATTTGGAATGTCACTACGTATGATTCACCGGCTTTAGAAATTACCTTTACCAATCGCGGCGGTGATTCAGGCAACGGCGTTTACACGCAGTACAACACTGATGCAGCAGATACACTAATATTTTACGCCGACCCTGAAAACGGTTTGTTTACTTACGATCAGCCCACCGATACATGGGCGCAAAGCCCAGACTTTACAGGTTTAACGGCAAGCGCGGTATCTTCGGTATCCATACACAAACAACGTATTTGGTTAGCTAAAAGAAATTCAGGCGACGCCTACTACCTAGATATTGGCGCAATATCAGGCACAGCAACTAAATTCCAGTTTGGTAGCCAGTTTAAACGCGGCGGTAGGTTAGTTGGTATTTACAACTGGACTATAGACGGCGGTACTGGCGTAGACGATTATTTAGTTGGTATAAGTTCAGCAGGCGATGTTATTCCGTATCAAGGTGAAGACCCCGAAGCTACTGGAAATGGCGCATGGGAGCAGCGCGGGGTTTACTTTGTAGGCGACGTCATAGGTGGATCAAAATGCGCCAGTGAATTTGGCGGTGACTTACACATCCTTTCTTCTTTTGGTATAACGCCGCTATCTACGCTAATACGCGGAGAAAAATTAAATGTAGCGACGCAAGGTATAGGCGCAAAAACGACATTCTACTTACGTGAGGACGTTCGCGCAGACCCTAACGGCGTTGGGTGGGGGACTGCTTTTTT